TCGTGGCGTTTTCCGCGTTTGAGCAAAACATAGTTGGCCTTCGGGTCCGGTCCGTTGTCTAGCGCAACTGGCACCGAGTCTTGCATGTTTTGATCGCGAAACCATTGATTCCAAATAAGATTATATGCTCGCATTGGTAGGACGTTATCTAACGTCCAAGCTGCGCCGGGAGCGGTTGGAAGGCCTAGTTTGTCACCTAAAGTTCCAATTGCAGGCTCTGCGCCTGTGTAGGCCTCTAATTTTGGAACGATAAAAGATACCGAGTCTCCGGGGTTATCTTGTGCGCCCATGAATTTTTCCCAATTCGTCCACAAAAGTCTATTGGGAACGAAGAAGAAAAAGTAATCGATATAAAGGTTATCCATAATGGGAACCTTCTGGGTCGCCAATCGGGCGAATGTGTGTAGGTTTACGTTGGCCGTGTCGCCTGGGAGAATCTCGTCTACCATAAATGGTACGAGATAATCGAAGTCGAATGCGTCTTTTACTGCGTATGATCTGTCGAACTGAGATCGGGCCATGTTGACCGATGGTGTTCGAGCGAAATCATGTTGGGAGGATCTTGATCCTAGCATATGATGTCCTTTGGTTATTTGAGCTTCAGGAAATTCTGAAGTCTCTTAAATTTTTCTCTACTTATGATTTTACGCGTTTGCGTTGCTGTCAAGGGTGTGGGTAAGACACCATATCTGTTTCGTTCTTCTAGTATGAGGTTAAATTCTGCTCTCTCGGCATCAGATATGGCCTGCGCAGAATCGACAATAGCTTTATGAGTAGTTCTAATATAATGATCGTAAGCATCCGAGTGATGCTTTTTAAACCATTTAACGTAATAACGGGGAATACTAGTGCTGGTACCGTCGTGAAGGATGAGTTTTCCGTGGGAAAATACATCCCTATAGTATTTTTCAAGCCATTTTTTGCCGATGGCGTGTTTGGATGATTTCTTTGAAATCGGTTGGTATTCATGTTCATCGTCCTTGCCGTGAACTAGTTTTTTGGCGGCGTATCGAGCGCAGTATCCTGCTGACTCGATTGTGACTTCTCCAATTTCGGTTTCTCCGAGTCCCCATATTTTATTAAGAATAGCTGAGCGATAAATTTTATCACCGCGATCGTTCGATCTTTTGTACTCAGCGTCTTTAGGGTACCAATTGAAGATAATAGCGTGCCAATGAGGCCTCTTAGTTTGTTCACCGTATTCTCCTGTTACGAAGTAGGATATCACTTCGTTTTGAGTTTTTCTGAGTTTTTTTACGAATAATTGCCAGTCGCGATAATTGAGTTTTGGGTCGCGAAGATTCTCATTTGAGTACGTTAACGTCACAAATGAGTTGTTCGGGTGCATTTTGGATTCGTGTACGCAGCGAATGGCCCATTCTCTGGCGTATTTTAAACGGCATTCTATGCATTTGCCGCAAGGGAGTTGAAACGATGCGTATTCTTTTGAGCTGTTTTTTTGTGAAAATGACAAAGTCTTACCGTCAGCTTGGAAGCCAACAGTCATGGGTGATGTGCAATTCATGTTAAGACTCTGTTAAAGTCTGATGCCACCGCGAAGATTGCGGGTGTTCATCGAGTTGATCGGTTTTGCACCTGCTGATTTTTTGAATATCTTTTTCGAAGATGATTTGGATAGTGATTTTCGTTTCATTTTATCCCCTTTTTTTTAGTATATGGTGTCTGTGGGCATATATACAACAAGAAGCGTGATATATGCCCACTTTAAATTCCTTATGAATTTAGAACGCTTTCAGACGTTCTTTTTGCGGCGATAACCGCCTTTACGACGTGTTGCGGCGTAGCCAGTGCGTCTACTTTACCGGTTTGGTCGTCGTATTGTCCGATGTAGTATAGGTCGTAATCCTCTGGATATTGACCTACACCGGACTTTTGATCGCTAGCTAGGGTACTGAAGTCCCTTTCGGCTTCGCCGTGCGTACGCTTGAAGTATGGAGGGTGAAAGATTTCACCTTTTGAATCTCTGATTGAGTACATTTTGAGTAACATATTATGTTCCTTTGTTTGAGTTAGGCTCGATTGCCTAAGTCGTTTCCTGAACAATGTGGTGTTCAGGCTGTTTGTCTAGTTGTTAGGTGTAAATAAATTATTTACTTGTAAGGGGGTGATTGCACCCCCTAACACCCCTCTCGAAGCGCTCATAGTCGCTTCTGTCCTAGTCGTGCCGACGGCTCGAATAGGAAAGGGGGGAATAAATCCCCCCCTTGTGTGATCGCTGTTCATGCAATTTTGTGATGCTTTAGTAGGCGAGCATTTTACTTGTCGTTTTACGCTGATGGAGCTGTTTTTTGTTCGTTTAATTCGTTTTTTATTGGCTCCTGAGCTTTTTTGGGTTCGTAAATGCCTAGCTTTACTCCTTCGTCGTAGTTACTCGCATCTTGCATGAAGGCGATGAGCTTCGCTGGGTCGTTATCGAAACGATAACGGGTTTTTGCGTCCAGTTCCTGGAACGCATTTTGAGCTTCAATCACTGTATTCAACATTGATTGATAGTCCTTGATTTCAGAGAAATCTGCGTATTGTCCAGTTTTGGCCGTTGAACGTGCAAACTGTCCTGTTTTTTCGTACTTCGCGACGATCAGATTTACATCTGTTTCGTCTTTGAACTGCTGCTGAGTGCGTGACGGTTTCGTGTTTACAGTTTCCACTTTCACCGAACCGTCTGGTCTTTTCGTGATTTTTTTCATCTATTTTCCTTTCTGAAAATATTTTTTTCGTGTCTTCGACTCTGATTCCTTACTGCTGTAAGGTGGTTCCGGCATTGCGAGAGGCTTCTGGTAAAATTTGTACTGAGGCTCTTTGCCTCTATTTTCAAATATTCCCTTTGCCTCTTGTGCCGTTGAGCTCACTTTATCAGTGAGCATTTTCCAAAGGCCTGCAGTTGCTTCGCCTTTGGGTAAAGAAGTTGCCGTCAACTTCTCTTCTGTGCTGGTTTTTTTCGCTTGCGCTTCCATGAGTCCGATTTCAGCTTTCTGCTTACGCAATGTTATTGCGTTTTGAATAGCAGATTGTGCGCCGGCGGCAACACCTTCCATAGTGTTTTGCATTACCGCCTGAGCGCCAGCGGGGCTTGATGCTCCGCTGTTTGCTGAAAGTATCGGATTAAGGCCGGCAGCTTTAAGATCTGCTACCTGCCTTTGATGAGCGGTTGATGACATTCTTTCCTGGAATGTCATTTGTTTATCGCTCATTTCCGCATTGGCCGCGTTCGCGTCTCTCTGTCCGTTCCAGCTAGCTATAGCTGGAAGGGCTTGCGAGGCTGCGGTGTAAATCATGTCCCAGAACATTAGAATCGTCCCAGTGAAACAGGGACCGAGTATGCAACCATTGGACGCGCATGTTTGTACTGGATATATCCGTCAAACAATATGTGCGGTTCAGTTGTGATCGCTAACGCTCGTTCAATAGGAGTGTTCTGTTCAATGAATACATCGTTCAATGCTGGCGTTGTTGCAAACAATTCGGCCATATGCCATTGATCGATTGGTGTGGTCGCAGTTGATCTGAAAATTCCGTGAATTTCAGATGGCTTATAACGATATTCGGCGTTTCGTTCTTGATATCCGAATACATCGTTATCCGCTGATGCTCCTGTGAGTCTGATTTCTTTATTCAAGATCGACTGTTCGCCGAGTTCTTGAAGCTTTGGCCAGAAGAAATCAAGTTTCGTGGTCCGTGACCACATCTTGTTCAACCCTTGCTGATAAGTGATGTCAGCGCGAGCGCAAGCGAGTCCAATGACGTATCCGTGTTCAACGAAAGATTTCGTGAATCCGACTGATGATCCTTGGGTGCTGCTTGTGGCGAATGCTCCCAACTGAGCGAACGCATTTGCTCCCGCTGTTGGTGTAGTTTGCGCCACTGGGTGAGAGTTAATCCGGGTTGATCCGCCGCCGAGGTATTCGGCTCGTTGGAGTCTGAAATCCGGTGACGTGACGTTGAAGTGCGCTTGTAAGATCTCGACATATCGTGTTCCTCCGCGTGCGTCCAGTTCCAATAGGGACTGAACTTGCATCGCTTGTCGTAACTGGTTAATTGTTGCAGCTGTCGCTGTGGATAAGTCTGTTTGTAACCCAGATGTCGATCCAAACCATGCTGGCTGAGTAGCACCTAATGATCCAGCTGTCTGGAGATTTCCTGCGTTTGTTTGAAGTCCTAAATTCGAGTTCGCTGCTGAACTAAAAGTTGGAGTTACTCCTGTGGATACAACTGGTGCTACAGTTCCAAGAGGCAGTGAAATCGCTGTTCCTTTTTGTAAAAAAGGTAATGCGCTCGTAAAGTAATCGTGGCGTTTTCCGCGTTTGAGCAAAACATAGTTGGCCTTCGGGTCCGGTCCGTTGTCTAGCGCAACTGGCACCGAGTCTTGCATGTTTTGATCGCGAAACCATTGATTCCAAATAAGAT